GAACTTTTATCGTAAAAGATACTGTAGAAAATATAGTATCTTTGTTAAATGATACCCAAACAATTTAATATCTTAGGTCACGTTATAACTATAGAGATAGATAACGAGTATTGTCACAAGAATGAATGTTTAGGTAGATTCTTATATTACGAGAATAAAATTATCTTAGCAGATAAATACAAAGTAAATAAGAATTGGAGAAGATATAAAGAAAGTATTGTTGAACATACCTTTTATCATGAACTTACTCATTGTATACTTTACCATACAGGTCATGGTGATCTGTGGTTAAATGAGCAATTAGTAGATTCAATAGGAGGTTTGTTACATCAATTTGAAATAACGAAAACATGAAGATATTAATTTTAAATCAGAACCTAGAAGCAGAACCAGCACCAGAAATTAGAGACATTGAATGTTTCAGAAAAATAATCGTAAGAGATAAAGACAAGTACAAAAAGACTTGTAAAAAAGAGCTATGTTATATCTTTAACATGGCAGATAACAATTCAAAGTATGCTAATTTCCCAGATAAAGAACGTCATGGGCACTTAGCCAATGATATATTCCAGGATCCTAAATGGAAACCAGATGCTGAGATAGCAGAATGCATAGAGACTTATAAAAGGATAACCATTACCCCGTCTGAGAAGTTAGTAGTAACGTTAAACGAGACTATCCATAAGACAGACAAGATTATTAAAGCCCTTATTGAACAGTTAGAAGAGAATCTAGCTAATAATACACATAAGCAACCATATATTAAAATGGGTAATGCTGTAAAAACAGGTGTTCAATTAACGGTAGATGATATTAATGCGTTAATGGATGTAGGTAAAAGGGTACCACAAATGTTAAAAGAACTTGAAAGCTTAGAACAGAAGATTAAGAACGAAAAACAGAATAATTCAAAAGCTAAAGGAAATATAGAAATATCTGAAAGGGAAAGATAATGTTTGATTTAGATTTAAGTTACGTAAACATAGATGAATTCCGTAGACCTGCTTTAGAATGGTTAAAGAACTTTAAAAGTACAGGTACAGGATTCTACATAGATGCTCCTAAACACTCATATGATTGGGTTAAGTATTGGGATGAACAAGAATATTATTGTAAAAATGGCTATTCCGTAGGTGGAGTACGTATTACAGGTGAACATTACTTCTATTTAAACTTTTGCCAGATACAATTAAAGGTTGGATTTGGTTCAGAGGCTATTAAAAGTAAAAAGAAGGTAGAAAAGTTAGTTACCTTCCCTGATTTCTGGGACTCAGACTGGTATTATTTTACAGAATGTGAGAAGGCTAAAGAACAAGGTCAACATATGATCGTGTTAAAGCCTAGACGTAGAGGTTATTCTTATAAGAATGCTGCTAAATGTGCATACAACTATACGTTTTACCGTAAATCTACATCTCTAATTATAGCTGAATCATCTGATTACTCTGAAGAGACAATGGGTATGGCTGTGTCGTACCTGGATTTCTTGATGAAGTATACAGACTTTGGTAAAAACAGGTTAATTAATAAACCTAGAGAAGAGGTACTTGCTGGTTACGAGGAGATTATGGCTGATGGTACTAAAACTAGGTCTGGTTACATGAGTAAGATTCTAGCTATGACGGCTAAGAACAATCCATCTGTAGCTAGGGGTAAAGATGCTAACGTAATTCTATTTGAAGAAGCAGGTTCTTTTTCAAATTTAAAAGCTACTTATAATGCAACCCGTCCTACCGTAGAAGAAGGTATGGGAGTATCAGGTCAGATATTTGTGTTTGGTACTGGAGGTGACTTTTCTGGTGGTATCGTAGATTTTGATGAGATGTTCTATAATCCTGAGCCTTATAACTTTAGATGTTATCAGAATATCTGGGAAGATGGTATGGAATTAACGTCAATAGGTTACTTTTTACCTGACTATTATTCTAAAGGTGGATTTATAACTCAAAAAGGAGAATCTCAAATAGAAGATGCTAAATTACACATTGAAGGTGAGATAGAAAAACTTAAAAGAACATCTAAAGACTCAACCTCAGTAGATAAGTTCTTAGCTGAATTTCCTAGGACTCCTAAAGAGGCTTTTATTAAGACCTCATCTAATATCTTTCCTAAAGCTGAATTACAAGCACAGATTAATTACATAAAGTCCTCTAAAATAGACTCTTCACTTGGTGTATGTGGAATACTTTCAGAAGAAAATAACACCGTAGTCTTTACTCCATCTGAGGATGCAAAGCCTATCGATTCATTTCCTATTAAAAAGGATTCAGATAGAGAGGGTTGTTTTGTACAATATCAAAGGCCGTATTATGATAATGGTAAAATTCCTGATAATCTATATTACATAGGTCATGACCCATACGGCATAGACTCAGATAAAGGTGAATCTTTAGGTGCACTTTATGTATTAAAGCAGGTTAATAACCTATCTCAACCTGATGACTGTATTGTAGCTGAATACATTGGCCGACCAAAAGCAGGTCAAGATGAGTATAACAGGATCATGTTTATGATTGCTAAGTATTATAATGCTAAGATAGGTTTTGAAAATGACCGAGGTAACGTTATTCAGTATGCCAGGTCAAACAAGGTACTTCATCTACTTCAAGATGAATCTGATATTTATGATAAAGGTGAAAAGGTATCTAACTCATTAGGAAGGAGTTATGGTATGTCAATGTCTAATCTTAAAAAGAAGCAACAGGGAACTATCTATTTGAGAGACTGGTTGTTATCAAAAAGAGGAATTGATGCAAAAGGTAATCATAAATTAAATCTTAATATGATTTATTCAGTACCTTTGTTGGAAGAATTGTTAAAATTTGACTATGAAGGTAACTTTGATAGGGTGTCAGCTTTACTTATTGCAATGTTCTATCAAAAACAGATAGAAAGCAAAGCAATTGATAAACCAAATTATGTTTACGAAGCCGATCCTTTTTTCAACAGATTTCATTCATTAGGTAATTTCGATTCTAATTATTAAATTTGCATAACATGGAAGACGTTAAATCAACTGGGTTTTTTAATATACCAATACAGACTGTATCTTATAAGGATAAGATTAGGGAAGATAATCAATGGGGTAAAACGTGCATTAGAGCTTTTATTTCATTAGCATCTTTTTCTAATTCTTCTTACAAGGTGTATCTTAAAAAGTTGTATGATTACTATAACGGTGTCATTGACAACAAGGACTATGAGTCTTTCTTAGCTCCTTATGGTGTAACCAGAACAGGTTCTCCTAATTTCGTAAAGAACTATCCTATCATTAAACCAAAGATTGACTTACTTAGAGGTGAATTTGCTAAAAGACTTGATAACTTTACAGTAGTAGTAACTAACGATGACGTTGTTAATACTAAACTTGAAGAACGTAATGCTAAGATCAAAGAGACCTTAGAGCAAATGTTTATCAATGAACTTAATGCTCAAGGTGTTAACACAGGTGTACCTTCACAAGAAGTTCAAACTCCTGAATACGTAGCAAGAGAATTTGATTCTAAATACAGAGACAAACGTGCTATCTTAGGTCAAAATGCTTTAGACTTTTTAAAGAAGTATTGTCGTCTTGAAGAGAAGTTTGATATTCTTTTCCATGATGCTTTAGTTGCTGGAGAATTATATTCTTTTAGAGACGTAATAGCTAATGAAGTAGTTTACGAAGCAGTCAATCCACTAGATATGGATTTTGATAAAGATCCTGATATTCAGTTTGTTGAAGATGCAGATTGGATTTGCAGAAGAAAATATATGACTGTATCTGGTATTGTAGATTACTTTCAAGGTGACGATCCTTTAACAGGAGACGAAATTGCTGACTTAGAAAAATCTGCACCTATAAATTCTGAGTGGTTTATTCCATTTGCTCAGATTCAAGATCGTCAACAACCATTTAAATCTTACGGTAGACTTTTAGAGGTAATACATGTAGTATGGAAATCTAGAAAGAAAGTTGGTATCGTAAAATTCATGGATGAATTTGGCCAAGAACAATTAATAGATGTAACAGAAGATTATAAACCAACACCAGATCAAGAGATTGAATGGCATTGGGAAAATGAATTCTGGGAAGGATATAGAATTAATAATAAATACTATAAGAAAATCCGTCCTTGTCCTGTACAAAGAGGTTCTTTAGATAACGGTTCTAAATGTAAAGCTCCATATAATGGTAGAGTTATGTCTAACAGAAATTCTAAAAACGTATCTCTTGTTTCATTAGGTGTACCTTTCCAAGTATTATATAATGGTATTCATTTCCGTATGGAATTAGCTATTGCTAAAATGAAAGACCAAATGTCTCTATTAGACGTAAACATTATCCCTAAAGGATGGTCTACAGATAAATGGATGGACTATCTAGATTTAACAGGTATAGGTTTTGTTGATTATAATAAAGAAGGTGTAAGATTCAATGCACAACATCAGACTGCCATCAGATTAGCTTCTGATACTATCAAGTCTTACATGGATCTTTTAGCTTATATTAAAAATGAGTGGGATGAAGTATGTGGTATCTCTAAACAAAGAGAAGGTACCATCTCTTCTTCTGAAACTGTAGGTGGTGTAGAAAGAGCTGTAGTTCAATCTTCACTTGTTACAGAAATGTATTTCAGATTATTTGATCAATTTAAAGAAAGAGAATATCAAGCACTACTTGATTACTCTAGACTTGCATGGATTGATGGTAAGAAAACTGCATTTGTACATCCTGAATACGGACACACTGTTTATTTAGATATTGATCCACACGAATATTCAGAAGCTGAATTAGGTATATTTATGTCTAACTCAACTAAAGATGCACAGAAGATTCAAAAGTTACAACAGTTAGCACAAGCTATGGCTCAGAATGGAACTCCTGGTTCTACTTTAGCTGAGATTATAGAACAAGAATCATTTGTTGAAATTAAAGATGCTCTTCGTAAAGCTGAAGCAAAAGCACAAGAAGCTGCTCAACATATGGAACAAATGAAGCAAGAGGGCTTACAAAAACAAATGGAAATGCAAGCTCAACAGTTGCAACAGAAGCATCAATTTGATCTAGAGTTAATAGATAGAAAAGGTGAATGGGAATTACGTAGAACTGAACTTACAGCTTTAGGTATTGATGAAGGAGAAAATGCATCACAGATTATGCAACAGACTAAACTTGCATTAGAACAAAATAAGCTTCAAACACAGACAGCTTTGAAAGAAAAAGAAATGCAAGCTAATCAATATAATGATGATAAACGTATGGCACATGAACGTCTTATGAAAGATAAAGAGGTAGCTATTAAAGAAAAAGAAATAGCATCTAGGAATAAAAGTAAGACGAACAAGTGATATATAATAATATCACAAAAAGAAAATAAAGAAAAAATAAAATAATTTAAAAATTTAATTTTAATTTTGAATAGAAATGACAAAAGACGGAATCGATTTTGGAGATGATTTCTTAGAGGGATCACCCATTGTAGACAACCTGGATCCTAAACCAGAAGGTTCGGAAGAAAAAGAACCAGTAAAAAAAGGACGACCTGCAAAAGCAGCTCTTGTTGATGATGAACCTCCTATTAAGAAGGAAGAAGAACAAGAGGAAGAAGAAGAGGAAGAACCAGTTAAACCTAAAGGTAAAGCTGCTCCTGAAACTAAAGAAGACGATGAACCAGAAGCAGATGATGATGGATTAATTCTATCGTTAGCTTCTAAATTAGGTTATGAGTTTGGTGAAGATGAAGAATACGAAGACTCTGAAGAAGGGTTAGTACAATTCATCCAAAAACAACAAGAGATAGGTGCACAAGAAATAGTTAATAATTATTTCAGTAATGTACACCCTAAAGCAGGAGAGTTATTTGACTTAGTTAATTTAGTATCAGATTTACCTGAAGAAGAACAAGAACAAATTATTGAGGAGTTCTTTAAAGGTAAAAGTCCTGAACTTGACTATAATGCAATTGATCTAAAAGATGAGAATACACAGAAATCTGTGTTGAGAACATTTTATAGAGCAAATGGATTTAGTGATGATCAAATTAGCAGAAAACTTGATAAGTTTGAAATTGCTGGTATGTTAGAAGAAGAAGCTGAAGAAGCTGCTTCATTATTAGCAAAAGCTCAAGAACAAGAATCAGCTAGAATCATCCAACAGCAAAAACAAGAAGCTGCTGCAAGAAGAAGACAATCTGAGGCTTATTATAGTAATTTAAGACAGACGCTTGAAAGTGGAAAAGTAGGTAACTTTACTATTCCAGTTTCTGAAAGAAAAGCTACGTTTGATTATATTGCTAAAGGAGATGCACTTAATAAATTAAATGAATTATGGGCAACTCCAGAAGGCAGAATACAATTATCTATTTTATTAAAGAATGACTTTAAATTAGATAAGTATATTAATCAAGCAGCAATGACAAAAACAGTATCTAATTTAAGAAATAAACTTAAAGCTGGTGCTGCTAAGATGAAATCGTCCGACCCTAGATCAAACAGTTATGACAATGATTGGGATGATGGACAAATATCGTTTGCAAAAAAGTAATTAAACTTTAAATAAAAAAAACAAATATGGCAATTTTTAAACTCACCCCAGATGTAATCTGGAATGAACAAGGCAAAACAAACGACAACTCGTTGCAACGTCAACTGTTGTTGAAGCCTGAAAAATTAACTCCAGTATTAACTTATCTTATGGGTCAAGAAGACGAGAGATTTCCTCTTTCATTCTTAACTGAAGGTATGCAAAATACTATGGAAATCGAAGGTAATGAGTATGAGTACAGCATCATTGGCCGTCTCTATTCTCCAGTAATGTTGGCTGAGTCTTTTGTAGGTTCAACTCCTGGTATCGGTTTCACACCTTTTAAATTGATTTTTTCTGAAAGACGTTTTGCTAGAGATTACATTGTATTCACTCCAAACGGTTACCAAATTCGTGTAACTGAAGATCCAATGCAACGTGGTACTAACTGGGAATACACTTTTGTATTGAATGCTACTAATGCTTCTGAATTCGTACCTCCTAGTGAATTAGTTGCTGGTAACTTGTTCTCACAAGCATTTGCTCCAGTTGCTTCTTATGGTTCTACAGGTAATGAGTCTTTTGCAGCTGCTCCTGGTTTAGTAAGAGGTCAAATCACTACTATCCGTAAGTCTTTTGCTTGGGAAGGCAATGCTGTAGAAAGAACTATGACTATGCAGGTACAAACTGACAAAGGAACTTCTAACTACTGGTGGGATTTTGAAGAGTATCAACATATGATTCACTTCAAATTAGAGTGTGAAATGTTGTATTGGTACGGTAAAGATAACCGTGACGATCGTGGTATTATCACATTGAAAGATAAGAATGGTGTTGCTATTCCTATCGGAGATGGTTTGTTAGAGCAAATCACTAACAAAGATACTTACGGTATTTTGACTACTCAAAAAGTTAAGCAAGTAGTAAGGGATGCTTTATATGGTATGTCTGATGCTTCTAAAAAATCTATCACTTTGTTTACAGGTGTAGGTGGATGTGAAGAGTTTGACAATGCTATGAAAGATGATTTAGCTGCTAGAACTTATATCAAACTTGATGCTGGTAAATTCGTTTACGGTACAGGTAGAAACTTAGAGTTAAGTGGTTTCTTCACTACTTACCAACATATTGATGGTCATACTATCACTATCAAACGTGTTAACTTATTTGATGATGGACCTAAAGCTTTGGCTTCACCTAAGCATCCAATCTCTGGTCTTCCGTTAGAATCTTACCGTATGGTATTTGTTGATACTTCAACTTACAATGGTAAACCTAACTTGATCATGGTTAACAAAAAAGGTCGTGCAATGATCAGACGTGTTGTAGCTGGTATCAACGAACTTCCAGCAGATTTCAAAGGTAATGACTTCCGTGCTTCAGATAAAGATGCTTCTAGCATCCACTTATTGAAAGCTTCAGGTATCGTACTTAGAAGATTCAATACTTCAATTGATTTGCAGTGTAACTTGAGCTAATCAATAAAAATAATAGTAGGGGGAGAAATACCCCCTACTTTTTTAAATAAAAAGAAATAAAGACAAAATGAAAAAATTCGTAACAATTTACAGAAGAGAATCGGCTGCTAGACTTCCACAGGAAATTAAAGACCAAGCCGTATTAAAATTAAGTTCAGGAATTACCTCAAGTGGTATTCCACTTAAAGGAATTTCAATTGAAGAAGAAGAAAAGTTTCTTCCTTCTATTGTAGGAGTTCCACCAACACATCCAGAATTTGCTAACAAAGTAAATACCTGGTATAATAATTTGTCAAAACCTGTTACTAAAGAAGGTTTAAGACTTAATATATCAACAAGTGAAAATTCTGGTATGCCAGAAGTTCCAATTGATTATTTAGTTTATAGACGTGCTTTAGCTGATAAGAGAGTAGCAAATAGTAAACAACAATTATTATCTGATCAATTCTTTACATTTTTTATTAATGATGAAGAAGAAGAAAAAGATAAGAAAATTAAATCTCTTAAAGAGAAAGAAACAGCTCAGAAAGAGTACTTTAAAGTTAAAGAAAATGAAGCTTTAGTTGATTGGGTACTTCAAGTTTTTGCACAAAGAGAAGGTGAAAAGACAAGTAAGTATGCTGGTTTATCTAAAGAAGATAAAGATTTAGTTCTTGACAAAATGGTAACTACTTATCCAAAAGCATTTGTTGCTTTGGCTACTGATAAAGATTTGGAATTAAAAGCCGAAATTTTATCGATGGTAGATTATGCTGTGTTAACTAAATCTGGTAATAGATTCATACACGGTACAGAACCATTAGGTGATTCATTGGATGAAGCAGTTGCTTACTTCAAATCTGCTAAGAATCAGACTGAGTATGTAAAATTAAAAGCTAAATTAGAGGCTTTAGGATATAAGGTTAAAAAAACTAAAAAAACAGTAACAGAAAATGCTGATTAAAGAATGGCACATTGCACTACAACAGGAGCTGAATAAAATTAATTCAGCCCTGTATGACGTGCTTTTACCTCAAGAGATAGACATGGCATTCAATAAAAATATTGAAATGTTTATTAACCAGAGGTATGATAATAAATCTAACCGTAAACAAGAAGGATTTGAGCAATCTCAGAAAAGAACTGATGACCTCAAATCTCTTGTTAGAGTTATGAAAGGACCTGGATTATTAGGTGAAACCTTTCAAAACTCTTTTAGTTATGATCAACGTGCTTTGTTTGTACTTCCTCAAGACTATAGATTTAAAGTTGCAACTAGGGTTAAAACTTCTACTAGAGGTTGTGCTACATCTTTTTCTCCAGCTTCAAGTTCAGTTACTTATAAGTTATGGGGAATAAATTTAAGTATATTTGAAAACTTTACTGCAGCTCAATACAATAATTTTCAGATTAGAGATAAAGATACTGGAGAAATAGTATTTGCAGCTAATTCAGGTTTAGGTAATTATACTTATGCTGATATAGATATAATTAAAGATATTGTTTTAGATGAGTCTATAGCTTATTATAAAACTGAAAATAGAGTGTTTTTTGAAAGATTTCTTAGTGAAGTGTACAAAAACCATATTATAATTTCTGTTAGACAACAAACTGGAGTACCAGATACAGGTTATCAGTATTATAATCAAGCTACTACTTCTTGGGTAGATTTTACATTGTTAAATACTTTAGTAGATAGTTATTATCCTTTACAAGCAACTGTAAATGTATCTTCTGACCGTGCAGTAACACATGATAATGTGTATGCAATGCAAGCTGATCCATTTAACTCAACTAAATTTGATTTTCCACTAAGTTTTTTTGAAAACGATTTATATTACACTTTATACGACAAAGATAATTTTGTTGTAAGTGAGATAGAAATGACTTATATTCGTAAACCTAAAACCGTATCTTATTATGCTGATATAAGCTGTGATTTACCAATTTCAACTCATCAGGAAATTATAAGCATGACTGCTCAATATTTCTTAGAAGCATTTGAAGCTGCAAGAACACAGACACATAAAGAAACAGTTTTAACAACAGAGTAATTTTTTCTTAATTAATAACAAATAAATAAAAATCAAAATGGCTAAACACGTTTTAGTAAACAAGCAAACGGCAGCAGTTAGTAGTAGTCAAGTACTAGTATCAGCTCCTTCATCACCAGCTGCATTGACTGATGGTCAATTAGCAATTTTTAATGGTGATACAAATGCACCAATTGCAGAAGGTTCAACTCCTGGAGTAGTTCCTTTTTATGTAGCAATGGGTGTTCCTACAGGAAGAAATCCACGTATTTCTCCTATTATCAAAGCAGGTGCTGTAAAAAAGATTGAATTTAAATCTTATGTTGATCCAGTACAACCTGTTTTTAATGTAGGTTACCAAGGTACAGGTAATAACACAATTAATTTTATTGCTGCTTCTGGTTCATCTACTGTACCTTACGGTATTAAACTTGAAAACTTGGTAACTTTAGCTCCACCTTTTCCAAAAGCTTATGCTCAATATACTTTAAGACAAGGTACTACAGCTTTTAACAATCCTGTTTATGTATGTGATCAATTAGCTAA